GTCGAGGGCATGGCCGCCCTCGCGCTTGCCGGGGAGCATGCCACCAACGTCTGGCTGGTCGGGCCTTCCGGCTCCGGCAAGACGACCATGGTCGAGATGTTCGCGGCCTATACCGGGCGGCCCTATGTGAAGATCACCTGCACCAAGCAGACCGACGTGGTCGACCTCGTCGGCTCGACCGCCGCGAAGGACGGGACCACCTACTGGCAGGATGGAGCCCTGCTGGAGGCGATCCGCCGCCCGGGCACGGTCATCGTGATCGAGGAGCCCATGACCATGAGCGCGGGCGCGCAGATGATCATCCAGAACATGACGGACGATCACCGGACCTACACGGTGCACGCCACGGGCGAGGTCGTGAAGGTCGCGCCGGGCGTGTGCTTCGTGATCGGCGACAACACCAACGGCTCAGGCGACGAGACCGGCCAGTATGCCGGGACCAACAGCGCCAACGCCTCCCTCGTGAACCGCTTCAAGCGCATGATCCGCGTCGACTACCTCACGAAGGCGCAGGAGGCGAGCGCGCTGGTCAACCATACCGGCATCCCGCTGGCTGCTGCGGAGCATGTCGCCGACTTCATGGCGCGTGCCCGCAAGCTCCCCGAGATGGAGGGCGTCGCGCTGTCCCTGCGCCAGATGGTCGGCTTCGTCGGGGCGTTCAAGGACGGCTTCGACGCCAAGGTCGCCTTCGAGATGGCCGTCCTCACCCGGCTCCCCGCGACCGAGCGCGCCGCGATGGAGACCATGGCCACGCTGCAGTGGAGCAGCGCCTTCGAGGCCCTCATGTCGGGCCACACGGCCCCCGCCACCCCCAGCGACAGCCGGGCGTCGCAGGCCTTCGACGACGACGCTTTCTAAGGCCCCTTGAACTCTTCAACAGGAGCCCCTATATGAGGGGCTCCACCGCATCCAACCCAACGGAGTAACGACCATGAGCTACACCTACCCCGAGGCCCTCAACGCCATGCAGGGCGTCGCCACCGACCTCCTCAAGGCCTCCTTCCCCGACACCCTGTTCAATGTCCGCGTCGCCGCCGACGCCGTCACTGGCACCGCGTCGGTCGACTGGAACGGCACGCCCGGCGTCGATGCTGGCGTCCGCGTCACCATCAACATGCCCGTGCGCAAGGCGACCTATCGCATGAGCGCCGACGAGTTCCGCCACTGGGCAGCGTACCTGCTGCACGAGGTCGGGCATCCCAACGACACCAGCAAGACCGTGTGGAAGGACGCCGTCGCGACTGGCCGCCACCGCTTGCTCAACGCGCTCGAAGACGTGCGCATCGAGAAGGCCACCATCGGGCGCGGCATCGCGCACAACGCCAAGCAGGTTCTCTCCGAGTTGGTCGACATGCTGCACACGAAGGCGGTCGTCGACGGCTACGACCCGAACGAGCCCAAGTCGATTGGCTGGACGCTGTCGACCTTGGGGCGTCACGCCAACGGCTACGCGGTCGACGTCAGCGACATCACTGCCAAGCTCGATCCCAACGGGATCGTCGGCAAGGTCGTGTCGTGGGCTCTCACCGACCTCGATGCGTGCCGCTCGACGCAGGATTGTCTGGACCTGTCCGACCGCGTCGTCGCCGCGATCAACGCCGGGATGAAGGCCGACAAGGCAGACAAGGGTGCGCAGCAGCCCGAGGAGCCCTCGCAGAAGGGCAAGGGCAAGCGCGACGGGGAAAAGGGCCTCGACATGCCCAAGCCTCCCGTAGGGGCTCCCCAGCCGCCGCAGGGTGGCATGGTCGAGGATCGCGAGGACGAGGCCGACAAGGCCGAGGCCGAGAGCGAGGCCGAGAGCGAGCCGGAGGGCGAAGCCGAACCGGAGGACGAGAACGAGCCCGACGTGGACCAAGAGCCGGAGGCGTTCACTGCCAGCGACGTCGAGGAGGTCGACCTGCACCCGACCGACAGCGGCGACATGGTGGCGGGCAGCGAGGCCGCGACGCAGGCGCAGATCGTGTACCGCTTGCGCCGCGCTGCCGAGCGCGCCGCGCAGCCGGGCGTCGGCGAGGGCCGTGTCGCCGGTCGCGACAGGGACGGGTCGGTTGCCTTCGTGACGGGCAAGGCGTCGAGGATGGGCAGGCAGCGGCAGCTGCTGGCGCAGGCGCTGAAGCGCGAGGAGCAGGAGAGCTTCGACGGCGGCCGCACCAGCGGACGCCTGAACACCCGCGCGCTGCACAAGCTGACCACCGGATCCGATACCATTTTCGGCAAGCGCACGCTGTCCGAGGGCTACGACACCGACCTGCAGGTTCTCATCGACGGGTCGGGCTCGATGGCCGGGCAGCGCATGCTGGCCGCTGCCAGCCTCGCGCTGGTCGCCTCGCAGGCGGCCGCGCAGGTTGGCGTGACTTGCACCGCGCACATCTTCACCGACAGCGGTCTCGGGCTCCTCACCAAGGGCCGCGAGAAGCCGGTCGGGCGCAAGTTCGCCTATGCCTACAACCAGACCGGCGGCAGCACGCCTCTCACCGAGAGCATGCTGCTCGCCGCGCACCTGCAGGCGAAGCGCGCCAACGGCAAGCGCCGCGTCATGCTGGTGATCACCGATGGCGGCTGCAACAACGGTCCCGAGGTCGTGAAGGCTGCGGCCGAGTATCTGGAGCAGGCGATGCACGTCGAGATCGCCAACCTGCACATCGGCTCGCAGGTGCTGGGCATTTTCCGCAACGAGGTCGCGGTCAACGTCAGCGACGTCGCATCGGTCGGGCTCAAGCAGCTGACGGCTGTGATGGGGAGGGGGGCATGATCTGGTTCCTGTCGGGCCTGCTCTCGGCGTCGGTGATGCTGTATGTGGCACCCCGCTTCGCACTGGCGGTCGGGGGCATTTTCGGAGGGCTCTGCTTTGGGCTCTGGGCTGTCGTCTACGGCATCAGCGTTCTGGTCCAGTAGGAGCCCCGAAAAATAATTCGTGGAGCCCCCTTGAAGTCTTCAAGCGGGGCTCCTATCTATGTGGAGACGGCAATCACGCCGCTGGAGTAACGACCATGACGACCTCGACCGCCTCGACCACCCCCGCCCGCACCGTCCGCGAGATCAACGCCTCGCTCGTCTTCATTCGCGAGTGCCTCGACGCTCTCGACCAGCGCCTGCACGACCTGCGCAACGAGCCCGCCAAGGGCAACGTCTGGGTCGTCGGCTACACGACCTCGTCGCTCTACCTGAACCCGCGCGGCGGCTTCGACGAAGTCCTGCGCGCCCGCCTGTTCGACGCCTTCAACGCGGCTCGCGTCGCCGGTCGCATGTTCTCGAACGTGCGCGGCGAGAGCCCGAGCCCGATCCGCTACGAGCGCGCGCTTGACATCGCCATCGACCAGCTGGAGGGCGCGCATACCGCGTTGTGCGGCGCGCTCTACGACGCCAGCGTCGAGCTTCTGGAGGCGCAGGCGTATGAGCGCCACCTCGACGACGCGGCCGAGGCCGAGCGCGTGCTGGCCGACTACCGCCTCGACCAGCGCCTCTAGGCGCTGGCTTCCACCCTCAACCCTCAAATCAGGAGTAACGACCATGACCAAGCTTTCCGCCCTCACCGACCTCGCCCTGCGCGATGCCCATTTCGACGCCGTCGCCGTTGGCGACAATGTCCTCGCCGACGCGGCGTGGGAGATTTTCGTGTCGCGCTCGCTGCGCCTCGACGGCACCCGCCGCGATCCGATTGTGACTTATCATGCGTTCCCGCCGATCCCCGTCCGCGACTTCGACTGGCAGGCGCACCGCGACAGCGACGAAGGCGGCGAGGGCCGCAGCGGCTGGGGGCGCACTGAGGCCGACGCCATCGCCGACCTGCGCGAGCAGGAGATCGATGCCGAGGAGGATGTCGACTGGGAGGCCGAGGCCGAGCGCAAGGCCGCCGAGGAGGAGTACCAGCGCGAGTACGAGCGCGACGAAGCCGCCGACGACAAGCGCAATGCGCGCCGCGACGATCCCTTCGAGCGCTGGGCTGACGAAATCTAGGCCGCCTGCGGCCGCACAGAGGCCGCACAGAGGCGCGAGGGCACCGGGAGCAATCCCGGTGCCCTTTTTCGTTGTCGACGTCTGGCGGGGCTCCCTGCTAGGCTAGCGGGCATGTTCACGCGCATCCCGGTTAAGCAGGAGCAGTTCCTGCTGCTCATTCTCGAAGGCATGCCCGGGTCGCACGCCTATGCGGAGGTCTACGGGCAGGACAAGTCCAAGGCCGTCTGTGAGGCGTGCGCGTCGAGACTGCTAAGCAAGGCTAAGGTGCAGGCCCGGAAGGCCGAGTTGATGGCCGCTCGCGCCGCGCGCCAGCCCATGACAGCGGCCTTTTTGAGCGGCGAAGCGTTAGCCGTGGCGCACGAAAGCAGAGCCTTGGGACAGGGCTCTGCGGCCGTCGCGGCGTATCAGCTGGTGGCCAAGCTGAATGGCCTGATCGTCGACAAGGTCCAGCAGGATGTGCTGGTCCGCAAGCCAAGCGCGAGCCCTGAGAGCCCTGATGAGATGACTGCGGAGGAGTGGATGGGCATGGTAAGCGGGAGCTTACAGACTACTGACAAGACCCTGACAATCGAGCACAACCAGAACGAGCATGGCTCCGAGGAGGAGGCGAGGGCTCTTGGTCTTATTACTTAGACTATACTTATTGGTAAGCCTTGGCTTACCAATCTGTACTTGAGTATAGTTGAGCAGGGCTCAACTATACTTGGCCGGGTAGGCCCGGGGGGCCGACCCGGAAAGTGGGGGTACAACCCTAGGTTGAGTCCCTAAAATTTGGACGGAGCCCAGATTAGAAAGTTGAAGTCTTCAGGGAGCCCTAAGCACAAGTGAAGTCCTCCAGAGTAATCATTGGCTTCAAGCCTCAGCCCGGCCCGCAGGTTGCTTTCATCAGGGCTCCGTTCGACATCGTCGTCTACGGCGGAGCCCGAGGCGGAGGTAAATCCTTTGCCAGTCTTGGCGAGTTCTGGCTCCACGCGGAGAAGCACGGCCAAGGCGCGCGCGGCCTCATGGTGCGCAAGACGCGCGAGGATCTGAAGGACACCATCGAGACGGCGCAGCAAATGTACGGCTCCGCCGCCGTGTGGAACGAGCAGAAGAAATTCTTTCGCTTTAGTGGCGGCGGCATGCTGAACATGGCGTATCTGGAGACCGACGCCGATGCGCAGAATTACCAAGGGTGGAGCCTTACTCGCGTCTATGTCGAGGAGCTTACGCAATATGCCGACAGCAAAGGCATCTTCAAGCTGCTCGCCACGCTCCGCTCCGCGATCCCCGGCATCAGGTGTCAATTCCGGGCCACCTGCAACCCCGGCGGCCCCGGGCATCACTGGGTCAAAAGCTGGGCCATCGACATCGGAGCCCTCAATCCCACGACCGACCCCAACACAGGACTGACCCGTGTCTTCATACCCGCCAAGCTCTCCGATAATCCCGCTCTCACCCAGAACGACCCGCAATATGTCAATCGGCTCAGAGCTTCAGGAAGTCCTGAGCTTGTGCGCGCTTGGCTCGAAGGAGACTGGAATGTCATCGAAGGAGCCTTCTTCCCCGAGTTCGAGACCCGACGCCACGTCGTCAACCCCTTCCGCCTGCCGGACGACTGGGTCCGCTTTCGAAGCATGGACTGGGGCTCTGCGAAGCCTTTTTCGGTGGGTTGGTGGGCGCACGCGCCGGATGACTACACTCATCCCTCCAACCCCGGAATTGTATTTCCCCGAGGCGCGATCATCCGCTACCGCGAATGGTACGGCGCTGCCGGACCAGACCAAGGCCTCAAGCTCCCTGCTGACGTCGTCGCAGGCGGTATCGTTGCAAGAGACGGCCGCGAGGACATTGCCTACGGCGTGCTGGACCCTGCCGCCTTCGCGGTCATCTCAGGCCCCAGCATCGGAGAGACCCTCGCCCGCCACGGAGCCCACTTTCGGCGTGCTGACAATGCTCGCCTTGGCCGAGACAAGCGGATGGGAGGCTGGGACCAGCTGCGTTCCCGGCTCCGGGGCGACGCCGACCTTCGAGCCATGATCTTCTTCTTCAGCACCTGCCGCGACACCATCCGCACATTGCCGATGATGCAGCATTCGGATACCAATCCCGAGGATCTTGACACGACCGCCGAGGATCATGCCGTGGACGAAGTGCGCTACGCCTGCATGTCACGCCCATTTCACGCCACCGCCAACTCCCACTATGACCCCGAGGCGGTCAACGCCAACAACCCCTTCCTCGTGGCCAACGCCTTCCGGCTGCACGAGTTGGACCTCTAGACGATGGCCTTCCCGATTGATGACACACCCAAGGTCGCCTCGATCCAGAGCGCCGAAGCAGGACGCGCTGACCGTCCTCCGGTCTCTCCAACGCCTGCTCAAGAGGAAGAAGAACCCGCCATCGACATCGGCTTCTGGGAACAAGCGCTTGCCGACGCCGAGCGTGCCGAAGCCGACTGGCGAGCCCGTGGACGCGAGATCATCCGCATCTACCGCAACGACGGCCAAAAGACCTCGATAGGCAAGACCAAGAAGAACGACGAGATCGTCTTCAATATCCTGTTCTCCAATACCGAAGTAATGCTCCCCAATATTTACGCGACGCCGCCGGAGCCGGTCGTCAAATCCCGCTTCGCCAAGAAGTCCGCGCCTCCCCAACCCATGCCCCTGCCGCCCGCGCCAGTCGGCCCGCCGCCGCTGCCGCAGGTCGATCCCGCCATGCTGAACGGCGGCGCGCCGCCACAGGGCGCGCCGCCCGCAGGGCCGCCGGGCTCCAGCCCCTCGCAAATGCCGCCGCCCGGCGGCCCACCCATGCCGCCGGAGGCGATGACGCCCCCGCCGATGCCCGAGCAGCAACCGCAGCCGAACATCGCCGAGGGCCAGCCCCTGCCGATGGCTCCCCCGATGCCGCTTCCTCCTCCCCCGGGCATGCCCGAGCAGAAGGACATCGAGACCGCCGCCGCCGTCATGCAGAAGGCTCTGGCCATCGTCGTCGACGACGACAAATCCCATGAGGCCATCCGCGCCGCCGTCAAAGACCTCCTGCTGCCCGGCCGTGGCACCTGCCGCGTGCGCTGGAAGCCGCAGATCTCATCCCAGCCAGCGCCTCCCGATCCGATGGCACCGCCGCCGATGCCCGGCGAGCCTCCGAAGATGGAGGAGGTCAAGATCTGGGAGACCGTCGCCGACGAGTACGTCTACTGGGAGGACATCCTCTACGATCCCGTCCGCCACTTCGCCGACGGCAGCTGGGTCGCGTTCCG